AACCAGAGTTTGAGGATGAGTCACCGATTAATCCTTTTGACTTCTGGCAAGGTGCAAACTTCAAGTTGAAGATTGTCAAGAAGGATGGTTACTGGAACTATGATAAGTCAGAGTTCGATAAAGTATCTCCACTTCTTGAAGATGAAGATGCATTAGAAGCACTGTGGAATAAGCAGTATTCTCTTGCTGCTGTAACTGCTGCAGACCAATTCAAGTCATATGATGACCTGAAGAAGCGTCTTGATTATGTTCTAGGTCATAAGAAACCTGTTCGTCGTGTAGATGAAGAGGTATTTGAGGAGGATAACAATCGTTCTTTCCAACCTAATTTTGAACAACGCAAAGAACCAGTCGCTGCTCCTGTAGCATCTGCTAGTTCAGAAGAGGATGATGCTTTAAGTTACTTCCAAAAACTCGCAGAAGAGTAACTAAGAATATAGTCTAATATTTTCTGCTTTCTTTAGGGTCTTACTGACATATTCAGTAGACCCTTTTTTATATGCCATGATTTCTTCCATGTCATCTGCAACAACATTCACATAGGAAGGTTTGAGTAGGAATATATTTCTTTTGTCATCATCTAATTTTGTTTCATACTCTAGATTAGTTATTGGAGTTACTATATTAGTCTGTGTTACTTCTTGTTCTGTAATAGAATCATAATATGTTATAGAATAATCTGAATCAACTTCCAAACCTTTCTCTACAAGTACTACTCCCATTGAATTTTTTATTTCTATAGTTTCATAATGGTGAATTGAGTTTAGATTTTCATAAGTTCCATATGTATCAATAAGATGTCTATCAAATTCTGCCTGAAGTAGTGGCCATTCGCTCTGTAGATTCATTATATTATTACATACCATAACCAACCAATCTAGATTTTCATTGTTATATACTTTGAATGCTACATTGTCTGGTCTATCATCTCCTTCTACTTTGTACTTAGTAAAGAGAGTTGCATCTGACGCAACATTTTCTTTCAACTTACCTCTTTTAAAAAGATTTTTTACATTAATATAATCTGATATGGTAGCATCGGGAAGTCTGCTAACATATTGGAAGTCTGGAATTTGTTTGAAGTAGTTTGACATTTTATAATCCTAATGATGCGGGAAGACCTTTGCCATAATTATCATTGTAAATAGGATCGAGTTCTTTGAATGTAAGTTGCATCATATAACCAGTCATCACACCATCATCAAAAGTAGAGTAGTCTCCGTTAGGGGTATATTCTACGGCACAACCCATCAAAGCACATTCTTTAAATTCATTTAATCCTTTATGAACTCCTCCATTATGTTGATACTGTATTTCAAATGTATTGGGAGTCTTAAGGAATAATCTTTCTGCAGATCTTTGAGGTGACATTTTTTGTTTGAAGAATCTTATAATTTGTAGTACCCTTTCTGCTTCTTTTCTATTTCTAGGTGCAAATTGGAATCCAAAATCAAAGTCCCTAAGATTTGGTCCTTTAAATAAAAGTTCCATATTAGGATTCATAATTGAACCAGTTGTTCTACTTAAGATTGCTCCTGCATCTGCCCCTGATCCTTGAGTAGCTAGTGCTGATATAAGAGCTCTTTTTACATTTGAACTTCCTGCTGCTGCTTGTACGGAACTCATTAAGTCATTTATACCCGCACCAACAGATGCTTGTTCGCCACTAGTTACAATTGCATTTGCTAGGACTGATTGTACAGCAGTCATATTCCCTGCGTCCCAATCAACACTATTTGATGACTTAATACCTGCAGGTATTGGGAGTACAACAGATCCTAATCTCTTTGCTGTTTTAGTTGATGCTCTTTCTCCTGCACTATTAATTTTACCACGGTCAAATCCACTTGCTCTATATTCTAGTGCTGTAAGTTTAATAGTATCTTGTGATTCATATCTTAAAGTTTCTGGATAAACAAGTGCTCCACTCTTAGTTCCTGTATCAGATGAAGTTATTGGATCTACTGAGGTTCCTCCTGTAGATTCAGGAACTACTGCTTCTCCCATTGTTTTCCTTGCAATATTTGTTGCTTCTACTGAACTTTTACCATCTTCATTCATAGACTCTCTTGCAATCACCTTTATTGCTTGATCCTTAATCATCTTTTTATTTGCTTCCTTGTTAAAGAATGCTTTCTCTTCTTTTCTTGCACCACCCCACCAGTTATTATTATATTTTATCTTATTAGAATCAGGATCGAACTCTCCAATATACTTATCAGCACCAAACTCTTCATTATATATTTTAGTCTTACCTGTTTTCTTATCAATTATTAAAAAGTATGCTTCTCCAGTCTCAGGATCAGTAAACCTGTTCTTTGGTGAGTCATCTCCCCATTCATTGGCATTACCAGCAGTCATTTATCTTTTAACTTTTTTATTATTTAGCGAGGATTGAGTATGTATTTACCATAAGGTATAGTAAGGAGGTCATCAAGTTCATTTGGTTGAACCACATATAGTTGTCCTGCTAGTTCATTCCATGTATAGTTTCTCGATTTTCTCCAGTGAAAGTTGATACCTTTGAATCCCCATCTCTCTAATGAAGTACAAGCAATCAAAGGATGTTGGTCATAACTTTCACCAGGAGTCTTAGCATTATATACAAAGGTATAGAACTTTCCTACTTCAGGAATAGGTTCAACAGTTTCATTTAGAACTTCCATAATCTCCAGCATCATTTCTTCTGGGTCATTAGTTCTATTGTTTAAGTCACTTAGATATTGTCTGATACGATTATCTTCTTCTTGTTGTTGTATCCCATCATTAAAACCAAAACTATCTACCATGATGGATACCTAATTCTTTTTCTGTTATGATTTTAAATTCAATTCGTTTATCTTTACACCACTCAGATGCTGCACTCCATTTTGCTTGGTTCATAGCATAAGTTTTGCATTCATAGAGATATGATGATGTCACTTTCTTTCTTTTCTTTGGTGGTCGTGTTTGTTTTGCAGGTTTAACTTCAATAACATATGTTTTTGTACCACCATTACTTTCTTTTACTTTCATAATAAAGTCTGGAAAGTATCTACGAACCTTACCATCAGGAGCACGGTATGGTATGAAGAACTCTTCACTTCCCCATTCAATTACATTCTCATTTAAATCACAGTAATGGCAAAACTTCTTTTCCCATGTACTTCTGCAAATGATATTAGTTATATCTCCTTTATACTTTCTGGGATGAGAAGGTTTGAATAAACTCTTTTTACTTTCAGCCATCTCTTATACATAATATATAAGGTCAAATAATATTTATAAATGACTTCATCTTCTAGAACAGCATCTACTAATATTACTCAAGCAACTCCACAAGTTAGAAATGTGGCAGATGTTAAGGCGAACCTGCTTAGACCTTCTTTAACTTCTCAATTTGAAGTTTATATACCATTGCATAAAATTCCTATTCAGGCTATGAATGCAGCAGGAATCTTTTTGAATAAGAATAGGGAATGGAATTTACTTTTATCATGTAGTAATGCAGAACTTCCAGGTTCTCAGTTGAATACTTCAGAGGTTAAGAATGATCGTACAGGTGTGACTGAGTTTCATGCTCATAGAAGGATGTATGATCCTAGATTATCTTTAGAATTTTATGTACCTGCAGAGAATTATATTCCGATTAGAATTTTTGAATGCTGGATGGATTATGCTTCTGGTGTAGCAACAGCAGACGAGCGTAATGATACTATAAGTCCCGATTATTTTTATAGAATGAGATATCCTGATGATTATATTGCAGATCAGGGATTGAAAGTTAGAAAATTTGAAAGAGATTTTACTCAATCTGAAGCTAATATTGGTGGTGGATACTTGGAATATGAATTTGTTAGGTCATTTCCTGTTGCTATAAATTCAATGCCTGTCTCTTATGAGGGTTCTGATTTATTAAAGGTTACAGTAGAGTTTAGTTATATAAGATATGTAATGAATAAAGGATGGTTCAAACAGATTAATGAAGATCCAACTGGTGTTGTAGCTGGTGTTCTAGGTAATATATTGCAAGGTAGATTTGGAGATGCTTGGAATACTATTAAGGGTGCAAATATTCATGGTGCAGTTAGTCAAGCAGCACTTAATAGTCTAAGTACTCTTACTAGTTTTGTGTTTGGTGAGGAGTCTGTGAATAAGATTAGAGGTGGTGCTAGATGGGTTAGTGATACTATGAGATGGATTAGGACAATCGGTACAAAATAGTGTATAAATAAAGTACACTGAATTGTATTAGGATATTATGCCATTACCAAAGATTGCTACGCCAACTTATAGTCTTGAGTTACCATCAACAGGAAAAGAAATTAATTATAGACCTTTCCTTGTTAAAGAAGAAAAACTTTTAGTTCTTGCATTGGAGAGTGAAGATAACAAACAAATTACTACCGCAATTAAAACTGTAATTAAAAGTTGTGTTAGTACAAAGGGAATAAAAGTAGAGACTCTTCCCACATTTGACATTGAATTTTTGTTCCTCAATATTAGGGGTAAGTCTGTTGGAGAAGAGTTGGAAGTTAATATTGTATGTCCTGATGATAAAGTAACAGAAGTTCCTGTTGTTATTGACTTAGATGATATACAAATTCAGAAGGTTGATGACCATACTAATCAAATTAAAATTGATGATAGTATTATGATGGAGATGAAGTATCCATCACTCGACCAATTCATTAAAAATAATTTTGATTTTAATGAAGGAAATCAGATGGATCAGTCTTTTGATTTGATTGCATCATGTATTGATAAAATTTATACTGAAGAGGAGGTATGGTCTACTGCTGATTGTACTAAGAAGGAAGTGAAAGAGTTCCTTGACTCTATGAATTCATCACAGTTTAAGGAAATTGAACATTTCTTTGAGACTATGCCTAAATTATCTCATACTATTAAAGTTAAGAATCCTAAGACGAAGGTTGAAAGTGATGTTGTGCTTGAGGGTTTAGCATCTTTTTTCGGGTAGGCATGTCGCATATGAACTTGGAGAATTACTTCAGGTTAAATTTTGCGTTGATGCAGTACCATAAATATAGCTTAACAGAGATTGAAAATCTGATTCCTTGGGAACGGGACATTTATGTAGGTCTTCTTCAACAACATCTCGAAGAAGAAGAATTAAAACGTAAACAACAACAATCGAATGCCTAGTAACAATAAAAATATAATAGGGGATTTAAGAGGGAGATTTGATCCTCATTATAAGCTAGCGTCTAATGTTGAGGGGATTGAGAAAGGATTAGGTATTGAAGTTGCTCAGATTCATAAGACATTAAGTAAGTCCTTTGCAATGCAGAGGAAAACTTTGGTGAGAGTTCTTGGACTTGAGAAAAGGGTTAATGTATTAGAATTAGAACAGGCAGAAGAGGAGCAAGCAAAGGAAGGTATAGATGAGATATTAGAAAATATTCATCAGGCAACACCAGAAGAAGTAGCAGAATATAATGCTTCAGTTCCAATGACAGAAGCAGAGAAGGAGTTTGCTGCAGAAGAATCAAAATTTAATGCAGTAGATAAGGCTGTAGCAACTAAGAAGAAATTAAATTTAAAGAAAACAAAGATAACTGGTGAAGCATTTAAGAAAGGAACATCACAAGAATCATTAGAAAATATTCGACCTGATAAATCACAGAATCCAGATATTAGTGAGTTCTTTGGAGAATCTAAACCTGATGTAACATCTGATGCTATTACTCCTGAAGTACTTCCCCCCGAAGATGAACAAAAGCAATCACCATTTGGAGATGCTTTAAAAAATATTCTTACTTCTATTGCAGGAACTACTGAATCAATTAAGAATCTTTTACAAGGACAGCAGCAGGGAGATAGAGATGCTGCACAAGATGCTGCTAAAGAAAAACAGGATGCTGCGAGATCTGGTAAAGAAAAGAAGATGGAGTCGAGAGTATTTGAAGGAATGAAAAAGATGGGTGAGAAAGTAATAGCACCTGTCAAAAGTTTATGGGAAAGAGTATGGGGTTTTCTAAAGACATTATTGTTCTCTGCAATTGTTGGAAAACTTTTTAATTGGTTTCAGAATCCAAAGAATCAGAAAAAAGTAAAATCTATATTTAAATTTGTTAGTGATTTTTGGCCAATATTGTTGACTGGATTTTTGTTATTTGGTACTGGTATAGGATCATTAATCACAGGAACAGTAGCAGCAATTACAGGATTCATTCCTGTATTGATGGGATTCATACCAGCATTGGCAGCATTCTTAGCATCTCCGATAGGGTTAGCAGTTCTAGGGACTGCTGCGGTTGTAGGTGGTGGGATGTATCTTCACAATAAATTCAAAGATAATAAAAATGATCCATCTAGATCTGCTAAAGATAGAAAAAATAATGTAAAAAAAGAGAAAACCGTTGAGATGAATAAAGGTGGTGTTGTTCCTGGTTCTGGTAATACAGATACTGTTCCTGCAATGCTAACTCCTGGTGAGTTTGTCGTGACTAAAGGAGCAACGGAGAAGTATGGTACAGATACTCTTGAAGGAATGAATGCTGCAGCAGAGAGTGGGAAGAAAGAGACCTCAGGAATAGGTAGAGGTATTGGTAGTGCTGTAGGTGGATTAGCTGGTGGTGTTGTTGGTTTCTTTGCTGACTCACCTGTAAGTCCTGTTGCTGATATTGCATTAGGTATGGCAGGTAGTGCAGCAGGTGGAGAGATTGGTGATAATGTAGAGAGAAAAGTAAGAGGTATGAATAAAGGTGGAACAGTTCCTGGTTCTGGTAATAAGGATACAGTTCCTGCAATGCTAACTCCTGGTGAGTTTGTTATGTCTAAGGGTGCTGTGCAACAGTATGGTGTTAAGGCACTAGAAGGTATGAATGCTGCTGCTGGTGGAACTAATAAACCAACAATGGGAAGATATAAGGGTGGTGGTAAAGCAACAGGTGTCGTAACTGATCCAAAAGAAAGACAACAACAAGAAGCATATATGCTTAAGTATGTTAATGAAGAAAGAGTATTGCAGGGTTTGGAACCTTTAACTAATCTAACTTATGCTCCAGGTGTGGAACTTACAAAGGCTGTAGGTCCAGGTCCAAGAACAAAAGAAACATCAAATACTAATTTTGATTTTAATACGGGTCTTAAGACCACATCAAAATCAAAAACAGTTGATGGTAAAACCATTTTTTCTGGAGGAATGAGTCTAATAACAGAAGAAGAAAAGCAGAAGTTTTTTGCAGCAAACCCACATGCAAAAGCATTATTAGATATTAAGAATCAGGCTGAACTGGATAATTTAGGTGCTGATATATCTGCTAGTGCTAAAATGAATGGTGGTGGTCTTGTTCAAGGATTTGCTGGTGGTGGTTTAGTTTCTTCTAATTCTGTATCTAACTTCAGCACTGGTGGTTTGGTTCAAGCATTCCAAAATGGAGGTATGGTTGCTTCAGGATTGGATTTTAAAAATAAACAAGTTAATTCTGTACCAAAATCACCTAATATATCTCCTCCTCCATCTTCATCTAATTCAAGTGTAGCAGCAAAGATTACCTCATTGAAGATGGATGGGAATAATAATCCTATCAATCTTAATCAAGATGAGGCTCCTTCGGAGGTTCCTGATTTTAGTGCAACTATGATGAGGTCGAGGGATAAGATAAAAACATTGGGGATAATGGTATAATATGGCTTGGGCAGCATTAGGAAAAGGATTAATGGGTACTGCTAGAGCAGTTGGTGGTGGTGCTCGTATGGCAAAGAGCATCTTTAAAAGAAAGGGTGGGAAGAATGCACCTGAGAAACCTGCTTCTGAACAAACGGTAGATGTAGAAGCACAAGAAGTAAAGGTACGTCCTAGCACTTCATTAATTCCTACTGCTCCTGCTGCTGCAATAGTTAATGATACATCTGCTAGTTCGGGTGATGATGTTGAAGAGGTTGCAATTCGTATTAAAACTAATCTAATATCTGTAGAAAAATTATTGAGTAATAGTTACATCTATAGAGAAAAGGTAAGAGAAGATGAGAAAAAACAATTGGAGGATGCAAAGAGAGCAAAGGCAGAGGATGAAGCAGAGAAACCAGAAAAGAAAAAGAGTAAGTTTGAGTTACCTGGAAAAAAACAAGTTACAAGTTTCTTTGATAAATTAAAAAACTTTTTGATGTCTATGTTCTTGTCTGCTTTTCTAGGTCAGTTAATGGATGCATCTGGACCTTTAATGAAAATTGTCAAAGTTCTTGCTAAGGTTGTTGATATTGCTATTAATATTGCTGGATGGGTTCTTAATTTTGTAGCTACTATAGTTGATGCTGCCTATAGTTTGATAGAGGGAATGCGAGGATTGGTAAAAAATGTATTTGGTGAGAAAGGTTTAGAAGTATTTGATTCTTTCTTGAATACTTTGAAGAATGTGATAAACCTTATTGGTAGTGTAGGGTTGGTGTTTGCTGCTCTTGGTGGAGTAGGTATGATTACAAAGTTGATTGCGTTTCTAAAGGGAGGTTCAGCATTAGCAACAGTAGCAGGAGGAGGAGGTGCAGCAACAACAGGAGGTGCAGCAGCAACGGCGGGAGGTATAGGAACAGCAGCGACTGTGGGTATCGTTGCAGGTGCTGGACTCCTTGCATCTGGTCTTGGTGAAGGTGCATTCCAGATTAAGAAGAAAGGTCAGGAAGCAGAAGAGGCATGGTTTAAAAGGTATAAAGAAAAGTGGTGGACAGACCCAAGAAAGGCAGTAGATTGGGGAATTCTTCAGATTATTAAGGGATTTAATTTTGTTGTAGGAATTATTGGTACTACTTTAGATATTATTGGAGCACCGTTTAGATACTTGGTAGAGTTAGTAAGATATCCTTTCCTTGATGAAGCAGGTAAGAAAAAACAAAGAGAAAATCTTGGTAAGTTTGATGCAAGAATTAGAGAACAGTTTAGAGAGATTGTAAATGCATTCACCCTTGGTTTATTTGCTAAGGACAAGGGTGCATTTGGAAGCATCTATGGTAAGGAAGGAACAGATGCGATGGGTTATACTAAGGATGGTAAAACAAAGAGTCAGCAAGTACCTGCCAAGAAAGGAACAATACTTTTAAGTACACCTGATTTAGTAGCAACTCAGGATCTTCTTCAGGGTAAAAAATCTGGAGAAAAAGTTCATAGTATATTAAGGATGACTTCTGAAGGAGAGGATATAACAAGTGAACTTAATAAACCTCAAGGATTGATGAGAGGTATCACAGGTGCTGCTGATTTTATGACCTTAGGTATGTTTGATTTTGATCAAAGAAATCGTAAGGGAGCACCAAAGGATTTTGGTGTTCGTAGAATTGCAGGAGGACTAGCTGATTATGCTACACTAGGTCTAACTGATTTTGATAAGAGAGGTGCAGGTAACTTCCAAGTTAATCCTATCTTTGGTGGTAAGGATAAGGCATGGGGTTCTCGTAATGAGCAAGCAAAGAGAGGAGAGAAGCAATCTGGTATGGGAATTAAGAGAGGTATTGGTGGAGCATTAGACTTTGCTACATTAGGTATGTTTGATTTTGATAAACAGAATCCTGCAGGAAGTCCTAAAGGTTTTGGTCCATTTAGAATGCTTGCTGGTTTAACTGATTGGATGACGATGGGACTCACTGATTTTGATAAGAGAGGTGCAGGTAACTTCCAATTTGATCCTATAAGTGGTGGTGGAGATAAGAGGTGGGGTAGAGAACGACAAAGACGACAAAGACCATCTACTAATTACTCTTATACTGATAACTATATGAAGATTGGTGGTGAAAGATTTATTCCTGGTCAACCTTTAACTGAGAGGCAATATCAGGTTGCCACGATGGGTATGCAAATGGGTAACAAATATAATGATGAAGTACTTAGATCTTATGCCATGTATGAACAAAATAATTCATCTGAGACTGAAGTAATTATTATTAATAAGAATACTACAACACCTGTTCTTTCTGGAGGTAATAGTGGTGGGACTGTTGTGAATAATCAGGTGATTGTAGATGATGGACAATCATTTGAGAGATATCAAGGTTATTAAATATAAGTAGGAGGAAATAATCATGCCAATTTATGTAAATTCATCTACCCCTGCTTTAGTCGAATCAGCAATGGTAATATCTAATTCTACTCAAAAAGAGGTGGAGTTGGCTTATGGTACTTATAATTTAAAATATTATGAAAGTATATTGCAGGATACTGTTCAAGCTTCTTTTACCTTCATTGATGCAGGAACTATGGGCACTGACGGTGGAAAGGGTGCTGTGGATGAAGTACCTATTACAGGTTCTGAAGTATTCCATTTAAAGTTTTCTGATAATCAAGGTAATACTCTTAAGTTTGAGGGTGATAATTCATTGTATGTGAATGATGTTACTCCATTGTTAGATGAAACTACAAAGTCATTAACTCAACTGCATTTAGTATCTAAAGAATATATTTTAAATGAGAAGGTAAGAATTAATTCAAGAATGGATGGTAGTATATCTCAGCACATAGAAACAATTCTTACAGAAGAGAAGTATTTGAATACTAAAAAAGATGTTCATGTTGAGGAGACTGTGGGTGAAATTAATGAGAACCCTAAGAATAAGAAACCATTTTATATAATGAATGAGTTGTCTAAGAGAGGAGTATCTGCAACCAATCAGGAAGAAGGTAAGAGTGCTGGTTATTTTTTATATGAAACGTTTGAGGGTTTTAATTTTAAATCTATTGATGGGTTATTGAATCAGGATAAGAAGTTATCTGTTATCTTTAATGAGAGTACAGGTCAAGATGCTATTCCTACAGGGTATGATGTTAAAGCAGTTCAATATTCTAGAAATAATTTGAATAATGTTCAGAAGAAACTTGCGATTGGTGCTTATACTAGTAGAGTTCTTACTTTCAATCCATTTAATTTTGAATTTAATGTAGGTAATCCTAGTGCATTTATGTTTGAGAATGATTATAAGATGGCAGGAGATAGGTTGCCTGTATTGAATGAAGAGTTTAATAATGATAAAGCAAAGGGAGATTTCTCTGTGACTTCATTGCAAATATTAGGAGTTGGTGGTATGCAGATAGGTGATACTGAAACTCAACTTACCAAATCTAAAAATATTGATTTCAATGTGCAGCAGATTCTTAATCAATCTTTTATGAGATACAATAATCTATTCGCTTCTCAAGTCACGATTACAATACCTGGAGACTTTTCATTACACGCAGGAGATGCTATATTTGTAGATGCACCTACCGTAGATGTTGATGTCAAGAATGATGATTTAAATCGAGAGAGTGGAGGTCTATATATTATAGCAGACCTCGCACATTATCTTGATTCGACTGCTACTTTTACTAAACTTAATTTAGTAAGAGATTCCTTCGGTAGAAAGGGTAACCATAGCTAAAGGTAATCTATTATGACAACTAAAACACCAGACCACGATTTAAACCATGAGGTTTATATTGATCCTAAAGATCATAAAGAGCATATTAATCATGGTATGATTGAATATACTGAAAAAGATTTAGAAATGCACAATGATGCTTTTCATGCTCATGATGAATCAGAAGTTGATACGAATGATGCCAAGATTAATGATTGGCATACTAGGCACGAGGACAAGCATTTAGAAGTGTATTGTGATAATCATCCAGATTCATTAGAATGTAGAGTTTACGACGATTAAGAATGTCAGAAGGAGGATCATCCAACAAGAACTTTGGTAGTGGAGACAACAGATGGCGTGGCCAGATTGTTGATGATTCCGTGTGGAGAGATAACATACTTGCAGGAAAGTATGAGGATAAAGATAGTGTTCCTGGATATGGAAGAAGATATAAGGTTAGAATTTTTGGAGAGCATGACCTTGGAGGTGATATAGGATTTCCTATTCCTGATGAGCAGTTACCTTGGGCACATATAGAGTTGCCTGTTACTGCAGGTTCAGGTGCAGGTAACTCTAAACAAACTCCTGCTTTAAGGCAGGGTAATATTGTCAGTGGTTATTGGGCTGACGGTGCTAATAAACAGATACCTATTATCACAGGAGTAATAGGTAATAATGAACAAACTATACTTGGAACTGAGTATCCTGTTCCTGTTACAGAATCTGGTACAAGTCTAGCAGTCAGTGCATTTCCTAATAAGCAATTAAGATTGCCTGATTTAAATGCTAGACCTAAACCACCCCAGACTTCTTTAATAACAAAGAAACCAACTCTTAAAGAGATAGCACAGGAGATTGCTAACTTTGCTCCTGGTACTCCTTTAGATGATTTGGGAATACCTTTAGGTCGTCCTCGCACACCTGCTATTCTTGCTGACTTACAAAAAGCAGCAGAGAAAGCAGATGCTAGAAACTTAAATCCAGAACAGGTATTAGAACTATCAAAATATTATGTTCAGAGAGGAATAAATGAGAGAAAGAGGCAAGCAAATTCTCCTTACTCTCCTGCATCTCCAGGTGCTACGACTGAAGCATTAGGAGAGCACTTAAAAACTGCTAGTGATATTGGTAGAGAGAATAAGTTTCAAGAAAAAATTGTTTTAGCATCACCAGATGACGTTGTGGATTCTGCAACGAAAGCAATTCAAACGATTAGTGATAATTTAACGCAGCAGATTAAACTTTATACTAATTCTCTTACGGATTATGCTGCTGCTACTCAGAGACCAGGAGATGATTTCTCTAAGATGATTAAGGATTCTTCTGGTCAGATTTCTAAGTATATGAAAGTCATTATGCAGAAGGTGCATGAGTATACTAATAAGAAAATGAATGCTGAGTTGACAGATGTTGTTGCTGAGATGCCTTGTTATATGAGAGCACAGTTTTTGGATGTAAAGGAATTGAATAATGAGAATTTATTGAAATCATTTAATGAGATTACAGATAGTATGGGTGGATTGTTAGAAGATATTCTATCCCAATCATTAGGTATTGATGATTTAGTACAGCAAGCACAGCAAAGAGCTGCTCAGTCGGATCCGTTTACAATTGGAGAATCATTTATTGAAGCAGTAACTGATGCAGCAACGACAACATCTTTTGGTTCTAATGATAGTACTACAGATTTAAGTGGAGTATCTCAACCATATAATTCGGGGCAAAGTTATCAGGTAAATGATAAGATTCTTTTTGAGGGTAGAGAATATATTAATGTGATACCATCTACAGGGATTGAACCTTCAGTATTCACTTCTAACTGGAAGAATGTTTCTGGTACAGCAGGTGGAAGTGTTGATGAGGTTATTCCTTATCAAAATGAAGAGAGAAAAACTTATACAAAGGTTCCTATTTGTTATGCAGAAGATATTGTAGGTAAGGTATTTTCATATAATAAATCTTCTATTAATGGAGCAGTAGAGAAAGCAGTGAAGGGAATGAATATGTATGTATCAGATATGCAGAGTCAATTAGATGCTTATGATGCAACCTTTGCATATAAAGCAGCAAAGGATGATGAGAACCAGGTCATTGCTTTGAGTGATGAGGAAGGATTGAATGATGATAGAGGTGGTGCTGGATATACAACACAAGTTTCTGTTGCTACTACCTTTAGAGGAAGTGTAGGTAATGCTGGTGATCAAGAAACAGGTGGTGGATTAACAGTTGATATTAGAGTTAGTAGAGGTGGTCCTACTGGTAGAGCACCTAGATTTACAGATGCTGATTTTTCTACCGTAGCAGGGATGGCAGGTAAGGTAGCAGTAGAGGGTGAGGAACATTATTGGATAACATTAACAAATGTAGGAAGTGGTTATGCAGTTAATATAGATGATTCTCCTCCTGCTGGTTCTACTACTCCTGTAAGCAAAGGAATTTTATATAATTGTCCGACAACTGGTGGTTCAGGTACAGGTGCTACAGTAGATATTTACTTCGATGGTGGTGAAGTTAAAGCAGTAAGATGTAAACTACCTTATACTGGTTCAGTTACTACAAATGGTTATGCATTATTAGATGAATTAACAATCGATGCTACTAATGCTACTGGTGGACTTGCGGATGGAGGTGGGACTTTTGTTTCTGGTAGTGGTAATACTGCTAAATTCCAAATCAATAAAAAAATGTATCAGAATGTAGAAGGTAGATTGAGAGGTCCAATTGATGATAGAGGAATTACTATTTCTGATGGTGGGAAAAATTATCAAGTAGGTCAGTTAGTTAATGTAGACCAAGGTCCAAATCCTATGCCTGAGAGTGGAATAGTTGCTGATGCTTATGGTGCTGGTCCTGGTGGTGCTGCTGCTGATGGGGGTGCTAATGCTTCCTTTACTGTCGTTGGTGTATTTGATAAGGGAGATAAGAGAGCAGGGGTTGCTGACGATCCTGCTGCTGCTGGAGGCGGTAGTGGAGGGTTCTCTAATATGTTATCAAGTCTTGGTGGAGTTCTTGGTAACTTGACAAGTGCTCTTGAATTTGATAACATGCCAACAAACATATTTCCATTTGAACTTCCTCCTAACAAAGCACTTGCTGATTATTATACTCTAGGTGATGCTGGTCAATCTTCTCCTGACAGTGAGATTCCTATGATGGGAGAAATTACTAAGAAGGCAAGTCAAGTATCATTTATACCTAGTAATATTGAAATACCTGCTTTTGCATTACCTGTCAATCCTCAGAATATTAACTTAAAGAATCTTCCTACTTCTAAGGATGCTCAAATAGCATTAAATAATACGGTAAAGGGGTGGAAGAGTAATGCTAAGGGTTATCTTAACGATAACTTGGGCATGGATATAACATAATAAATATTACTATGACTTTAAAAAGAATTATAATATAAGATGGCAGACCCTAAAGTCAATTTATTTGGACCATCAACTGAAGATGATATTAAAGTTGGTTATATATCTACTACTCGTGGATATGTGACTGGTGTAGGGGTTAATGATGCAAACATATATGCTAAGAAAGATCCTGGTACTACATTCATTCTACAGAACAGGGATTATATTAAGTATTTAAATATCAATGAAGTCAATGCGTTAACTCCTGAAGTATTAGAAGCAACTGGTGAAGAATGTAAAGGTGTGGAATGGGATGCACCAGTTGAAACTCCTGCAGTTATCTTCTCAGGTGGTGGAGGAGTAGGTGTTGTTGGAAACCCTGTTTTTGGTACTGATGGAGCACTACTTGCTGTTGACTTAGTATCTGGTGGATTTGGATATAAGTATGCTCCTACTACAAAGTTAAGAGATGTTAGTGGGGGAAGTGCAGGTGCTCATTTAATTTCTATTGTAGGTAATATTCCAGATAGTGAAATAGTATATGATAAGAGAGAAGATTTTGAAGATTATATTATCATTGAAGATAATGTAGTAGGGATTGGGAGTTGGTATGGTCCTGATGGAAAAGTAATAGGTCAATGGGATCCTTCTTTATATTTGGGAGATGAAGAACCTTCTTTTGATACTATAACTGATAATTATATTAAAAAATTAAAAGAGTTTAGTACTTCAGGAATTGGAGGAGTTGGTCCTGATAGAGGTAAAGATCCTGGTGCAGGAGTATTTTGGTGGGCAGCAAAGGATGCTCCTAAGTTGGTAGCAGGTAACGGAAAGACTACTAGAAAGATATACAAGGTAGAACATGTTGCATGGAATGAAACTCCACCACCTACAGATAGTGAAGGTAACGTAACAGACTGGAGTACTAATGGTTGGTTGAATACTCATGCCATTTCTCCTATCCCAATGTCTCATGCTAAGGGTTCTGCTCAAGCAGGTGAGTTGTTTAGTTTGGAATGGGATGTAGATTTTCCTTGGGGTGGTGAGTATAGTTTTAGAGGAAGTGCAGATAATTCGGCAATAGTTTATTTTGATAATGAAGAACTTACTAGATATGATTTGGGTTCTGGTGGTGCTGCTGGAAAAGTTTTATCTCTTCCAACTATAGTAAAAAAAGAAGTTACTGAAGGAACTCATACAATAAGAATTGATTTAAGGAACTTTGAACACAAAGTGAAGAAGAAAGTTCAAGCAAGTTCAAAAACTTATGGTTCTTTATTACAACTAGAGGATATTCCTAATGTAGCAGCAGAAGATCAGGGTGGTGTTACATATGATGACTTACAATGTTATGCTAAGGTTGGTAGATTCTTTGATATTAATGCTAACAAAGCAAAATATAGAGTTGACCCTTCTCTCAATCAACCAGAAGGTTCAGAACTTGAGGTGGAGTATAAGGTTACTAGTTCCAGTGCGTTTGTTAATAAAATAGAAGTAAAGGATTTATTTACAGAGCAAGGACCAGAGGTAGTACAAGGAGAACCAACATTACCTGCGATTAGTCAGAGAAAAGCATCTGCTACATTTAGTTCTAGAGGATCGGGTAAGACTACTGAATATTATATGACAGTAGCAGGTAATGATTTATTAGATATTCAACTAGAATTTCGTAAACATAATGATGATTCTACAAGAGGAGGAGGTTCATCGGTAGAATCAATTATTATTCAATCAGAAGATGGTCCAATAAGATTACTAACTGGTCCACTATCTCCTGATGCTGCTTGGCCTTTTGATAAGGCAATGATAACTGTAAAGAAAGGAACTTTTAAGAACGATAAAGAATATAGAGTTACTTTTACTGGTGCTAGATATCAACAAACATTGACTGCTGGTTTAATATCACAGGGATTTACTGACGCTACACCACCTCAAGTTTTCGATAATGGTCAGGGAATTGCTTTCTATGATAGTGATACCTCTGATGGTGCAACTGCTGGACCTGATTTGGATGGTGATGTTAGAGCACACTTTAAGATAATCAATATAGAACAACTATCAGATTCTGTTCCTTCTATTCCAGGTGATTTAAAATTAAAGCAATTAAATAAGACTTTTAAAAAGACAGTTATTGTTGGTAAAGTTTATCCAGTCACTGTTTCTAATGCAGGTCAAGGATTGATGGGTAATTTTCCTGCTCCTATTGGTGCTTTAAAGGCAGTAGATGTTGTCAATCAAGATGTTCAGAATACTGATAACAGTGAGACTTCTGTAGAAAAAACTAAAGTTTTTAACACTACTGATTATATAACATCAGCAAATAGAAAACTCTGGAGAACGAATGTTAATAATAGAGGTGGATTTATAAATGAGTATGGGGTTTGTCCTTTTAATACTAAGGATACTCTTCCTGACAATCCTTATGCAGGAACACATACTATCCGATGGAACAATATTAACTTCCCTATCAGTGGGAATTATACTATTAGAGTTGGGGTAGATGATAATGTTGATCTTAAGATAGGTACTAGTAGAGGTGGAGATGTAGTTACAATTTCAAAGAAAGGATATACAGTTTCAAAGAAGAAGGGAATTAAAAGTACAGGAGTGGGAACTTATGTAAGATATATTGAAGCAGGAAGGTATAGTATAGAAGCAAATCTTACACAAATTCCTGGTGGTCAATTTGGATTTGGTAAGATAAAAAAAGATGGTGCTATTCATGATTATAGTGGTCAAGGATTAAACCCAATGGTTCTTGCTGTTGCTATTGATACTACTGTTGCTGATGTTGAGGAGGTAGTTCCACAGTCTTGGCATGGTAATCCTATGGGTGTTGCTTTAAATATTAAAGCACCTTTACCTCCTGCACCACAACAACCTATACCAGTACAGGAAGGAAGATGTCCTAGTAATCCTATATGGTCTACTAGATTTCCTAATGCAAAGGATGGTACATGGTATCCTGTAAGGTTTGGTAGTTGGACTGAGTTTCATAATAAGTATGGAATGTCTCCAGTCCCTCCTCTTGCAACAAGTGGTACTGATAATGGTGGAGTTGTTTTTACTAACAGTTGGGATGTTGATATTCCATATAAGGGTTGGTATAAACTTAAAGCATTGATAGATGATATTGGTACGATATCTATTGATGGTGAAGTTAAGTTGAATCTTGACAATAGAAATAAAGTAGAAAATGCTGAATCATTATTCTACTTAACTGAAGGGATAAAGGAAGTGAAAGTAGAGATTGAGAATAATAGTACAAGAATAACAAAATTAATTGATCAAAAGGTTTTTAATACTAAAGATTGGGTTAATATTAATCCTATTGCTGGAGGAGCTATTCAGAAAGATGTTCAGTTTAAAGTAACAACTAGTAGTGCTCTTATTAATTCTATTAATATTAAAGGATTATTATATGAGCAGGGTGGAAAATGGGAATCAACTACTAGAACTGGAACTGAACTTGTTACTGGTGCTACTACCCCTCCTGAGATATCATTTATGAAGAGAGGTGATAAGTATTATTTGAGGGCATTTGGCAACAAAAGAGTTCAAGTTAAGTTTGATTTTAGATGTGTAGCACCAATCTTTAAAGGAGGAGCTCTCATTCCTACATGCGTACCTACTACTGGCATTACTCCTGCTGGATATGCTACCACTACTAAGGGATACCTTTTATATAATGATGGGTTTACATCAAATGGAGATTTTGTAACAAGTTATATTTCTACTTGGTTAACTCAAAGAATCAGAGGAGGAGAGGCTCCTACATGTGTACCTACTACTGGTGTTACTCCTGCTGGATATGGTAACACTATTAAGGGATACCTTAAGTTCAATGATGGTTTTATATCAAATAGGGACTTTGTAACAAGTTATAATTCTTCTCTATCAACTAATATAATCAAAGGAATATTGGGTGTTAGTAAAGTTTACACTTATCAAGAGGTCTTTGAACAAATTACATCTTCTTATGAAACTATCTTAAGTAGGAGACCAGAGGCAGGTGGATTTGATTACTGGGTTAATTCATTCAAGGATAATGTTGATTGGACACTAGAAGATCTTAACAATAATATTTCTTTAGATGCTAATGACTCTACTGATGGTGAATTATTATTATATGCTGCACACAATGGTCTTGAAGGTAACTATGATGAATGTAATCATGACTTCTTGGCATTGAATTATGGTCAACCGATTATTAGTCAAGTTTATTATTATCAAGAGGTCTTTGAACAAATTACATCTTCTTATGAAACTATCTTAAGTAGGAGACCAGAGGCAACTGGATTTGATTACTGGGTTGATGCCTTCAAGGATAATGGTAGTTGGACACTAGAAGATCTTAATACTGCAATTTTTAATTCTGCTGATAAATCTCCTGGTGGTGAATTCTTACTAAACGCTTCACATAATGGTCTTGAAGGTAACTATGATGAATGTAATGATAACTTCTTGGCATTTGATTATGGTCAACAGACTATAACTAATATTGCTGAACGTGCTGCTATTGAATCTGTTACTATTCAGACAATGGATGCACCATTAAGATTTAATAATCTTGTTGGGGAAACCACAACACTTCCTGATTGGCCTTATCAGGGTTCATCTGTGGTGAAAGATGCTGTGTTTGAGAATGGTAAAGAGTATGAAGTTACTTTTAAGGGATTGTTGAGTCGAGCAAAAAGTACACCACCAATTAAATATATTGGATTAAAAACACCTGGTGATAAAAAATATATTAATTCTAAGAAACTTGTGTTTGATGATAATTCTGCTAATGGATTTGATGTAAATGCTACATTTACTATTGATAGTGGTGATGTTACTTTCTCTTCTGATGGTAATAGTTTAGTGGGAAGTAAGAGTGGAAATGTTACAATGACTTATAGTTGGAATGATCACCCTAATATTGCTGGAGTAGTATTAGATGAGATTAAAATAGGAAAGACAACTTGGAAACAATCTGGTACAAATGGTAAGGTAACTCGTACCTTTAATTTTATTGCAGACCCTAATCCTACCCCATCACCTGAAATTAGTTCTGGCGGTGCTACTGATAATTCTGATACTGATAAACCAAATCAAAGAATTTGTTTCTATGATACTGATACAAGTGCTGGTGCAACTCCTGGACCTGATTTAGATGGTGATGTTAGAGCACATTTCACTGCTATTAATGTCATTCAGATGGATGAACCAGATTCAATAGAAAAAGAAATTTCTATTGATGATAAAAAATTAGTTCAGTTGAATACTACTGTAGTAAGAGACGTAGAGATTGGAAAAGTGTATGAGGTAGAAATTAGAAATGCAGGACAAGGAACAGCAGGTAATTTAACTCCTCAGGTTCATAATTTAAAGGCACAAGGTGGT